AGACGCTTTAACCTAACCTAATAAATTAGGTCAGTAGTAATCCCCTGGGGTTTAGTAGCCCTAGCCCTGGGGGAGCTTTTTTAGATAAGGAGTACACATGGCCGCTGCAATGGTAACAATGGCAGAGTTACGCAGTAATTTAGGTATAGGCACTTTGTACACCGATGCAACAGTAGAAGAATGCTGCCAATCGGCAGAGGATTTAATACAAGGTTATTTGTGGCATAACGATGCACCAGTAATCGGATCATCTATAAGCAATAACACTGCATCTTTAGTGCTAGCAAACCCTGGCATATTTGTAGTAGGTCAAAGCATTACAGTGTCTAATTGTGGTAGCACATACAATGGCACATACACATTAACTGGCGCATTCCCTGGCTCAACAGTGCCTGCAACAATCGGCACAGCATTATTTACACAATTACAATTTAGCAATTATCCAACAGGTTATTCTATTATTCAGTACGCCAAAGTATCGGCAGACGAGTTATTTCATTTTATTAAACCATACGGCAGGGCATTAGGCCCAGAGCATAAATCACAGGCTTACACTGCGACCCCTGCTATAAGAGAAGCTGCGATGATCGTAGCTGTAGATATATGGCAAGCCAGACAGGTTAGCCAGACTGGTGGGGTAGGTATGGATGGGATCACTGCCAGCCCTTATCGGATGGGTTATCAGCTGATTAACAGAGTACGTGGTCTCATCCAGCCTTACAGCAGCCCTAACTCACTGGTCGGCTAATGCCAGCTGCAATAACTACTCTACGCAGCACACTTGCAACAGACTTAACTAATGCAGGCGTGTGGTCAGTCTTTGCATTCCCACCTGCAACACTATTGGCTAACAGCGTAGTAGTTACACCAAGCGATCCTTACCTTACGCCAAGCAACAATGATTACATAACTATAAGCCCTATGGCAAACTTTAAGATTTTAATAACTAAGCCAGCATTAGATAATCAAGGCAATTTAGCAGGCATGGAAGATTACATACTTGCAGTAGTAACAAAATTAGCAGCATCAAGTTTAGTAATAAATATATCTGCCATCTCAGCACCTAGTATAATTAGCGCAGCCAGCGGTGATTTGTTAGTTAGTGAGATTACAGTCAACACCCTAACGAGTTGGAGTTAATATGAGCTATAAAGGATTTACAGATGAGGAACATGACTTTCTGGTCAAGATAGGCCAGATTACCGACAAGCCAGCAGCGGTTAAAAAACCAGCGGCTAGAAAAGATGAGGACAACGAATAATGGCAATCTATTTAAGCAATGGCGTTGTTGTTACTCTGAACAGCGTGGATCTAAGCAACCACGTAACAGCCGTAACAATTAACCGTTCATTTGATGAATTAGAAGTAACAGCTATGGGCGATACCGCACATAAGTTTGCAAAAGGCCTAGAGGCTAGCACTATCACACTTGACTTCTTAAATGACACAGCTGCAAGCAATGTTAACGCAACGCTACAGGCTGCATGGGGTACAACAGTGCCACTAACAATTAAACAGACAAGTGCTGCAATTAGCGCAACTAACCCAGAGTTTCAAACCACAGTGCTTGTAAATAACACACAGGATGTAAATGGCGCAGTAGGCGACATCAGCACACAGTCAATTACATTTACCTGCCAAAGTGTTATCGTAGTAGACGTAACAGTATAAGGAGTAGTAATGGCAAAGCTAAAGATAACAAGGGCTAATGGCGAAGTATCTGAACACAAGATTACGCCAGGTGTCGAGTACGCTTTTGAGTTAAAGTACGGATCAGGAATTAGTAAAGTCCTACGTGATCATGAACGGCAGACCGAGATTTACTGGCTTGCATGGGAATGCTTACGTAGGGCTAACGTTACAGTACCTTTATTTGGCATTGAGTTTATAGATTTATTAGACACAGTTGAGGTACTTGACGAAGAAAAAAAATAGTCGGGCGTGATTCTATTTTCTACAGTATTGCTCAATTAGCTGTAGAGACTGGAATACCGCCTAGCGAGTTTAGAGACATGGATACGCAGATGTATCGGGCTATCATCCAAGTATTAACAGATAGAGCTAAGGAGGTTCGAAATGCCAGTAAACGTAACAGGCGTTAAAGAACTTATAGCGGCTATGGATGCTGTAGATACTAATCTAAACAAACAAATGCAGGCAGAGATTAAAGCAGTGATGATCCCGATAAGGGATAAAGCTAAAACTTACATGCCAGGAAATGACGAAGTTCTATCGGGATGGAATAAAGTAAACGTTACAGAAGAACAAAAATATAGAGCGTTCCCATTTTACAATCAAGATATAGCACGTAATGGTATTTATTATTCTAAAGGTACAAGTAAAGCAAATAAAAATGGTTTTTCTATGATTAACTTTATTGCCAATAAATCTGCATCTGGCGCAATTTTTGAAACTGCAGGGCGTAAACAAAGAGGGCAACGAGGTGAGTCATTAAATCCAAATGCTGGTATTCAATTTAATCAAGCGGCAGAAAATCTAAGTCAATTAAAGGGTTCTGGTATGTATCGTGGCCGAGCAATATATCGTGCATGGTATGAAGATCAAGGCAAAGTTTATGGCGCAGTTATAGATGCTATTACTAAAGTAGCCAATCAATTCAATGCTGGTCAATTAAAGAAGGTTGCATAATGGCTAAGTTACCACCATTAGTAGCATCGGCCTTAGCCACCTGGAACGGTAAAGCCTTAATTAAAGGCAAGAAGGATATATCAGCGTTTGACAAACAAGCGCAAAAACTAGGTAAAACATTCAACAGAGTATTTGCTACCACTGCCATTGTAGCATTTAGCAAGAAAGCAATTAGTGCATTTGCAGCCGATGAAGCTGCTGCTAAATCCCTGGCTGTACAATTAGAAAATACTGGCAACGCATTTAGAGTAGGCGAAGTAGAAACCTATATTGCAAAACTACAAAACTTATACAAAGTATTAGACGATCAGTTACGACCAGCATTCCAAACTTTATTAAACGCTACTGGATCAGTCAATCTTAGCCAAAAGGCTTTAGAAACCGCTTTAGATGTTAGTGCTGGCACCGGTGCTAGTTTAGAAACAGTAATTTCTGCTTTGGCTGCTGGCATTCGAGGTAATGCAAAGGCAATTAAAGGATTAAATACGGGTATAGATGCCAACATAATCAAAACAGGCGATATGAATAAAATAATGGCAGCGTTGGAAAAGAGATTTGCGGGTGCTGCTTTAGCTCGATTAGATACTTACGCAGGCAAGATGGATGCGCTAAAAGTTGCCGCAGCCGATGCTACAGAAATTATTGGTGCAGGTTTATTAGATGCTTTATCAGTTTTAGGCAAAGATAATTCTATAGATCAAGCTGCTAATTCTATGAACGGCTTTGCTATTGCTGTTGCTAATACTGCTAGAGGTATGGGCGATTTGATTGCACAAGTTAAACAAATTATAGATAGCGATGTTGGCAAGTTTTTATTAGGGCTTACAGCCTTACTTGCATTAGGCAAAAAGCAATTAATTGTAGGAGCAGTAGGTCTTATTGCATACGACATGGGCAAACCTAAACCATCTTCTAATTTTACTTATGGCGCAGGTAATCCTAGATCAGATTTATTAGTAACAAAAAATTTAATAAAAGCACGTAAAGATGAGTTTGCAATTATCACTGCTAGCAATAAAGCGAAGACCGAATTAGATAAACTTAGAGACAAGTTCGACCTAGAGCGCATAGGCCTTAACGCAGCACTTAACGCTGCAACCGATGAAGAGACTAAATTACGTATTAGGGCGCAGCTTGCAATATTAGATAACAATGAAGCGCTGGCTAAAAAGTACAATGCTGAACTAGAAGGCGCTGTAGCTGTAAACAAACTAGCTGTCGCTGCTAACACCGCTGCTACATTCTTAGACGTACTGGCCAGTAGATCTAACCCTTTATTTACTTCTACAGGTGAGATGACAGCACGTGGCCGCAATCAAATAGCACCATTTGAGGGATCTACTACATACACAGTGCCACAAGGTGTAACTAATCAAGGTGGGCAGGCTGCTGCTGGCGCTGCTGCATCTACACCTACACAGGCAACGTTAGAGATAGCGCCTAATGCAAGTGCTGACCGATTAGTCCAAGCTATTGCAGAGACAGTAAGAGTAAATCTTAAATATGGCAATAAACTACTGCCTGCTGGTGGTATTGAGTAATGTCAGTACCTACAATAAATGCAATAATAAATTTTTCGACTGGACCTAGTTTTGCGCAGAGCCTTATATTGGACACTGGCTTACTAGACGTAAACGTATTAGCAGATTCTACAGCTGTAATTGTTGATGTTTCTAACCAGGTAGATTTTATACAGAGTGCTAGAGGCCGCAGTGCTTTAGCAGATCAATTCCAAACAGGCACACTGACCTTACGCATAGTAGACCAGAATGGCGACTTCAACCCAACTAATACTTCTGGACCTTATTACACTTTACTGACACCTATGAAGAAGGTGCAGATTACTGCAACCTATGGCGCTAACACTTACAGTATATTCTCTGGCTTTATTACCTCATACGTTAATACACAGCCTAAAGATGCTACAGAAGTAGCCTATACAACTATACAAGCTGTAGATGCGTTTAGGCTTGCGCAAAATGCACAGATAAGTACAGTCACAGGTGCTACGGCTGGCGATTTATCAGGCACACGCATAAACCAAATACTAGACCAAATTGACTGGCCAGCAACTATGCGTAATATAGATGCAGGTTTAACTACTTTACAGGCTGATCCCGGCACACCACGCACTTCCCTTAACGCCTTGCAGACTGTTACAGATTCTGAGTATGGCGCATTCTATGTAGATACTAATGGCGAGTTTGTATTTCAAGATAGAGCAGTAACCGCTGGATCAATAGGTGGCACAGTTACTACATTTAACGATGACGGCACAGGCATACCTTATGCCAACGCTAATTGGAAGTTAGACGATACTCTTATATTTAACTCAGCACAGGTCAGCAGGTCAGGCGGCTCACCGCAAACCGCAATCAACCAAGACTCTATAGACAAGTATTTTATACACAGTTATAACCTACAGGATCTACTAATGCAGACCGATGCAGTAGCACTAGATTATGCGCAGGCTTATGTGGCCAGTAGAGCCGAAACAGAAGTACGATGCGATGGCATAGAGCTTGATCTATACACCCCTAACTACAACGCAGGCATATTGGCGGCCTTAGAGCTTGACTTCTTTGACCCTATACAGGTCGTGACTACACAGCCAGGCGGCTCAACGCTTGATCGCACCCTACAAATCTTTGGCGTATCTAACACCATCACACCTAACAGCTTCAAGGTTTTCTTTACAACCTTAGAGCCAGTTATCGATGCGCTGATTCTAAATAACAATATCTACGGCACTTTAGACTATAATGTGCTTAGTTACTAAGGAGAATAATGGCTAAACAAACCTTTACCACTGGGCAGGTACTTACAGCTGCACAGATGACAAG